GTTTAATTCAAAAAGTTGATTTCTCAACGAAGACCCTAGACTTGGTTTGAAGGGTCTTTCATAAAAATTAGTTAGAACGATATTTCTAACTGCACGTCTGATAGCGTCCGTATCATATTTGATAGTAACGTCACCAGTAACTGGGTGTGGTTTAAACCTAAAATCTATATCTGCGTATAGTTTTGTTTCTGCAACGTTTTGTCCCTGTGATTTTAAGTCTGCCATACTTCTATTTATACACTAACCCTTAAGGATTTTAATGCCCATGTTAGTTAAAGTGTCTTCTGTCCATATTTGAAACTTATATCCTCGATCAATTGACCACTTTTCTGCAGCTTCCCATTTGCTCATATTCTTAACATATGTTTTAACTTCATTAAGATATTTTTTAGTTTTTCTTTTTGGTGTCTTTGGAGGAACAGTTTGAAATTTTGGTTTGATCTCTACAAGGTATTTTTTTCCGTTCTTATGAAGTAGATAAATATCAACAAAGTAACGGTGCATGCGATTATCCGTACGGCACCTATATGGTATGACAAATGATTCAGAGTTCCACTCTAATATATCGCTGTGCCCGTCAAGATAACGGAAAACAGCACGTTCCCAAGATGATCGATAGATTACTTTCGTTGGATCACCTCTGTATTTCTTATAGTTTTTTACTTTATAACGACCCTTATAAACCATATAAATACTTATAACAGATTTTAAGAAGGGATTCAGGATGTCATATGAACAAGAAGCTTTTGGAAGTGTAACAACTGCATCTGACGCGACAAATAAAGGTGAAACAACAAAAAGTCTTGGCCAACAATCAAAAGAAGCTTCTGGAGCAAGAGTTTCTTCATCTGGTGCATTTGGCGGATTGCAATTCCCTAGTAACACAGAAGGCCAGCCAGCATGGATAAGGATGCAAATTGTTGAAAGAGTAAGTGGAGGATTTGCAGAAGTTCTATCTGGTGCAACTCCTACTGGTAAAAATTTAGGATCAATAAGCCTTTACATGCCTCAGACAATAACGTTTTCTGATGGACTTACATATGATAATGCTGAACTTACTGGTATTACATCAGCACTTTTGACAAGCGCAAATGAAGCAAAAAATAACGGTCTTCTTTCAGGAATGGGAACTTTCGCATCAGCCGCCAAAGCAATTGGTCAAGATTTTGCTAGAAATAAAACATCAGCTGGTGCAGCAGTAGCAGCTTCAACAGGTGTAGCAATTAATCCAAGAGCGTCAATGCTTTTTAAATCGCCAACTTTCAGACAGCTGGCTTTAACATTTAAACTGATTCCGCAAAACAGAAATGAATCTATTACGATTGAAAATATAATAAATTATATAAGAATTCATGCATATCCCGAATTGATTGCGGGTGGTGCTTCATTTATGTTTCCAAATATATTTAGAATAAGCTTTATATCTTTTGGAGGAAGAAAGCCAAGAATTATGCCTTTTAATGATGCGTATTGTACCGGCGTAACAGTAAACTATAATCCAACATCACCTGCTCTTATGAGAGATGGAAGTCCAAATGAAGTAGATCTTACTGTCAACTTTCAAGAAACAAAAGTTCTTGATAGAAAAGGTATCATGCAGAGTGCAGGAATAAGAACATCCACTGGTAGTCAACAAGGACCGCCAGGAGCTTCAGGCGCGATGGGAGGAACTTAATGCAATATTTTAGAAATTTTCCACTTATTGATTATGATCTTGATGGCAATAAAGACACACGTTCTATAGTTGATGTTTTTAGATTTGCTAAGATCGTAAGTAGTAAAACAATTGATGATATAAGTTTATATAACTACTATCAAGTACAAGACAGTGAAAGACCTGATCATGTATCTCAAAAATTATATGGTACACCAAATCTTTATTGGACATTTTTTCTTGTAAATGAAAACCTTAAAAATTTACATAAAGATTGGCCTATGAGCCAAGTACAAATAGAAGATCATATTAATAAAAATTACACAGGTCATGCTCTTAATTTTGCTGTGGCTACTACCGTTCATGATAAATTGACGATAGGTGAAACCGTAACTGGTCTTTTATCTGGAGCAACTGGTAAAGTAGTTTCAAAAGATCCTAATCTCGGTTGGATAAGAATAAGTGATAAGACTGGACTATTTCGAGCAGAAACAATACAAGGCGGAACATCAAACGAAATTGTTAATATAACAGGAGAAACTCCTTTTAGAAATGCTACACATCATTTTACAACATCTGATGATGGTAGGGTTCCAAGAGGAACTGCGGGTGCTGTGACTGTTACTAATGATGAGCATGAAAGAGAACTTAATGATGCAAGAGAAAGAATTAAAGTTATAAAACCTTCAAGAATAAGTGAAATAACTGATGAGTTTAGGAAAGTTATAAATGGCTAATCCACACGACCCAGTTTCTTCTCCGGTAGAAACAGAAGTCACTCAAGTAATAATTGAACCGAGTCACATGGTAGCTGGAGGTCCTCCTGGTCAGTCAGGATCTACAGGTAAGACAATTGACATTACAGACTTAGTTGTTGCAATTGATGTTAATGAATCAATTGACTTAAGAATATTGACAGCCGACATGCTCATAACTGACGGTGTAGGTGTTCTTGCAAATTTACCTTTAGTAGGTCAAGAAAAAGTAACTTTTACTATTCATAAAGGAGCTATTGACAGTACACACAAAGAGTGGACAAAAGACTTAACATTTTTTGTAAGGTCAATTGAAAATGTTTCAAAAGAAAATGACTTTACTTTAAGTTATCAACTTAGATTAGTTGAAGAAGCTTACTTTTTAAATTCATTAAACATAATTTCTCAAGCATATACCGGAACAATTGGCGATATTATGAAAGAAATACATGATGAGTTTCTTATAGGTGAAACAAATGGTGAAGCAAAAATAACAGCAGAAGAACTTACTGCTGGTACTTTTAAAGTTATCATTCCAAACTGGACACCTTATGCCGCACTAAAATGGTTGACTCGTAGAGCTCGTTCTGAAGACAATTCTCCTTTTTACTTGTTTAATACTTTATTTGACGGTATGCAACTTAAATCATCACGTGCTATGTTTGATTCTACACCGATAAATGATAGAACTTTATACACTCAAAAAGAACATGTTCCTGAAGGTCGATCAGATGTTCAAAAAGGAGCAGTGATGGATCTTAAACACACTGTAGATATGGCATTTTTCTTTGAAATGTTAGAAACTACACCAGTGTCAACTCATATATTAAACGGTGTTTATGGATCAAAATATAAAACGTTAAATACATCTAACAAAGTAGTTGATGAAAAGATATGGAACTATAAAGATGAATTTGAAGCACTACCTAAACTTTCAAAATTTAAAGTAGCATCTGACAGAAAACTATATAATGGAAAAACACTAAGTGAATATAATGGAAAAGAATTTGTATTTGCATATTCAGGTGATGCATACAATGCGCCAAGTCATATGACTTACAATGAAGATACGCTTAATGCAGTTCCATATAAAAACTCAACCGATCAACATTTAGGTAATTACTCTTATAAGTTAGGTGTTCCTGGCGACAAAGAAATACAAGTCGGCAAAACAATAAATCTGCATTTAATTAAAAACGAAATGATAGGTGTTGATGAGGCAGATAAAGCTAAAGACCACAGAAAGTCTGGTAAACACATCATAACAATGATCAAACATAGATTTCATTTACCTAAAATGCAGTACACCCAAATGATTGAAATAAATAGAGACACTATGGAAAGGGATCACGCAGATGAGAATTAAACCTGAATTTTATTGGTTTATGGGGATTGTAGAAGATAGAAATGATCCTAAAGGTATGGGAAGATTAAGAGTAAGAATCTTCGGTGATCACACAGATGACTTAACTAAAATACCAAAAGAAGATTTGCCATGGGCTCAAGTTATGATGCCAGTTACTTCTTCATCTCTTGGTGGTGTCGGATCAAGTCCTACTGGAATTCAACAAGGTTCTTGGGTAGTTGGATTTTATATGGACGGAAGTTCCAAACAAGTTCCTTTCATAATGGGAACTGTACATGGTGATGCAGGACCGAGCGGAAAAGCCGGCAAAGGATTTACTGATCCTAACTCAAACAATCCTCAAAGAAATGAAGGTTCTGATGTTCCACACGCTGCTGGCGGACAATACAAAAATACACAGGCGTTTATTACAAAAAGCGATTTAAGAACTATTAAAGTAGATACAGCAGTACCAGATAAAGTATCAACTGTTGTTCAAGATGAAGCAGATTCATATTACGAACGTGAAGCTTGGGATATGCCTGAACCTCAAAATGGAAAGGCACCAGCATATCCTTACAATAAAGTTACTCAAACCGAATCAGGTCATCAAATAGAAATTGATGACACACCTGGCGCGGAAAGAATAGCAACTTATCATAAGAGTGGAACAAGTCATGAAATACTTAATGACGGAACTGTTGCGCATACTATCAAAGGTAAGAATTATGTAGCTGTTTTAAGTGATGAAAATGTTTATATAAGAGGCAATGTAAACATGACAGTTGACGGTAATTACAGACAACTCGTAAAAGGTAATTATCATCTTGAAGTTGTAGGTAATAAAACAGAGTTAATACGTAAATCAAGACAAACATCCATTGCTAATTCAGAACACATTGAAATAGGTCAAGATTATGGATGTAATGTGACCGAAAAGTATTTGAAAAGAATCGGCGGTGATGAAGAAAGAATTGTTGACGGACAAAGAAAAACCACAATAGGTAAAAAAGAAAAAATACAAGTTGGTGGTGAACTTACTTTAGTCGGATTAAATAAGATAAAGATGTTTGCATCAGCACAAGGATTTGAGTTATCAACAACTGGTCATTTACAAATAGCGTCAAAACAAAATATGAGTCTTGAAACAGCATTAAACTTACATACAGTTGTTGATGGTAATACTACAAATGCTGTCAATGGAAACTACACTGATAATGTAGTAGGAAATATTGATATTAATGGAGCGAGGATAGATCTGAACTAATGACTGCACTAGTATCAAGAGAAGGAGATAGTTTAACAACAGGTCACGCATGTGTTGCTACAACTATTTTAGATACACCAGGACAAGGCAATGTGTTTGCAAATGGATCTTTAGTTGCTCGAAAAACTGATCCTACTATTCCACATCCTTTTCCGCCTGTGCCAATATGTGCACCTCATACAGCAACTGTAGGTGCAGGATCTCCTACTGTCTTTGTACATGGCAAAAGAGCCACATTTATAACTGCCGCAGCTGATGCAGGTGCAATGACTGGTGGTGCATCAAATGTATATGTTGCAACAGCGGCCGCAGCGGTAGCAAAACACATGGGTGTAGAAGTATTTGCACCAGCGGGATTTACAGCCACAGAACTTGATGCATTTGCACAAGATGTTTATGATGGTATAGAAACAGCAATTGCAGACTTAGGACCAGAAGTTGCAGCTAAAAATGAAGTAGGTGAATACGGAGATGGTGGAATACCTTCGGCAAGATTTAATAACACGAGTCCTACAAATAATGTAACTGGACCTCAAGATGCAGGCCCGAGTGAAAGTGAATTTCCAGTATGTAGCTCTCCTAACTTAAACTTTTTACCACATACAGATCCAAGAATATCTCCTTCTGTATGTTCGGCAGCATCTGCATTAGCATCTGCAGTAGGATATACACTTGATATTACAAGTGCTTTTAGATCTTCAGCGTACAATAAACGTGTAGGAGGTGTAAAAAAGAGTGTTCATCAAACGGGATTAGCTATTGATGTAATTCAAACAGGAAAATCAACTTCACAAAGACAAGCATTTCTTACTGCGGCGTATAATGCTGGTTTTAGAGGAATAGGTATTTACAACTCTTTTACTCATATTGATTTAAGTAATAAAAGAGCATGGGGTCCAAACACTAGTAGAACCAGTCTACCACAGTTTCCATGGGCTCAAAACGCATTAGGACCATTGGGGTATGCAACGTCATG